GGTAACAAAAATAAATTTTGCGCTTTTCACGCGGAAAACCTCTTTATTAAATTAAGCAGCCGCAAGAAACAAAGGTCGGAATCTAAATATATTCAATTCCAGAGCAGCTTACAATTAAAAAGGGAGATTTCACATAATTTGAGAAGACAAAACAGGGGAAATCTTGATGCCGAAAATATTTATTTCAAGTTCGAAAAATACGACAGGAGCTTTTCTGAAGCAATGGCTCTGTGGCTTATGCTGTTTTTTATGTCGGGGCCAAGTTCAGCCATTGTTTTTTCATATTGAGGAACGTAAAAAACCGGGTCATAGCCAAAACCGCTTTCACCTCTTTTTTCCTGAATAATCTGTCCGCAGCACTCGCCTTCAAAGAATTCCTGTGTTCCATTTACAAGTACTAAGGCAATGCAGCAGACAAATCTGGCACTCTTGTTTTTCTCTCCTTTGAGTTCAGAGAGCAGTTTTTTGTTGTTCTCATCATCAGACGCCCCATCTCCGGCATACCTAGCCGAATAAATCCCGGGAGCTCCGCCCAGAGCATCCACAACCAAGCCTGAATCATCCCCGATAGCATCCATTCCAAGAAAATCAGAGGTTGCTTTCGCCTTGATAAGGGCGTTTTCCCTGAAAGAAAGACCTGTTTCCTCTATATCTGGAATGTCGTCAAAATCAGCAAGAGAAAGGATGTCATCGTACGCATCGGCGAGAATCGACCTGAATTCTCTCAGCTTTCCGTTGTTTTTCGTGGCAATTACTATAGTTCTACGGTTCATATCGGCCACTAATTCCCTGAAATCCTTTTGCTATCTCGGTTTTATTGTTTTTAAGCATCGCTTGGTTAAAACGATCCCTGTTAACTGAAATATCTCTGGGATTAGAATGTGTGTATGTGAAGATACCATATTCTAGCAATTAGAGATGGCCTTCTTTTTTAAGCGGCTATACAGGGAGTGTGGTGGAGGCGCCGACCACCTATTCAGGTTTTCACAAGGCCTCCACAGTCCTCATAATTGGCATCTAATCCCCTAATTTTATTAATAATTTATTCTCTTGCGTTCTCAGGCGCTATCATGTAATATTTCAATAAAAGTGATAATGGGAGTGATACCATATGAAACGTCCTAAGCAATTTTCCGCTATTTTTATCAAAACCATAAACAAACCCGGTCGCTATGGAGACGGTCGCGGGGGCCACGGTCTTTCCTTGCTTGTAAAGCATACCAAATCCGGACGGCTTTCGAAAACCTGGGCGCAGCGGTTACGGATCAATGGAAAACTTACTAATATCGGATTAGGGAAATATCCTGTCGTAAATTTGAAAGAAGCTCGGGAGAAGGCTCTTGAAAACCTAAGAGCAGTCACCCAGGGGAAAAATCCTCGAGCGGGTAACTCTATACCGACTTTTGAACAGGCTGCCGAGGCAGTAATTAAGATTTACGAGCCTTCTTGGAAGAAGGGAGCTCGTTCAGCAGAGATATGGCGACAATCCCTTCGCGATTACATCCTGCCACGTCTCGGCAACAAAAAGGTGGATGAGATAAGCTCGGCCGACATTTTGGCTTGCTTAGTACCGCACTGGCAAACGAAAAATGAGACCATGAAAAGAACGAAGCAACGAGTCTCAATAATTATGCGCTGGTGTGTAACCGAGGGCTATAGGCTAGATGATCCGACAACAAGCATCGACGCGGCTCTTCCCAAAACTAATGATGTAAAGAAACACATGCGTTCTCTCCCTCATTCCAAAATTCCTGAAGTCTTGCATAAGGTCTGGGAGTCAAACGCAGCCGCTACAACGAAACTCGCTTTTGAATTTCTGGTATTGACGGCTTCCCGTAGTGGTGAAGTGAGATTTGGAACTTGGTATGAGGTTAATCTTGCCGAGCGTGTCTGGATAATCCCTGCATCGAGAATGAAGGCGAAAAAAGAACATCGAGTCCCGCTATCCGACGCGACAATGATTGTTCTTGAGAAAGCCCGCGAGTTCGCCGATAGTTCGGGCTTGATCTTTCCATCTGTGACGGGCCGACCTTTAAGCGATAACACTCTTTCCAAGCTTCTACGTGATCTTAAAATCCCCGCAGTACCCCACGGCTTCAGAAGTTCATTCAGGAATTACTGTGCCGAAACAGGTGTTGCCCGTGAAGTCGCCGAAGCCTGTCTCGCCCATGTTGTTGGAGGCGTAGAGGGAAGCTATTTCAGGTCGGATGTGTTCCAGTTGCGCCGTGAAGTAATGCAGGACTGGGCTAATTATCTCTCCCAAAAATAATTTTTCCTTGAAGCCTTGACTTGTTGTGCTCCCGAAGATATGTTTTGTTTATAAAACATTATTTGGAGGTGCAAACATGCAATCATTTGAAGGTGGAGTCTGGCGCTCGTTGACGTTGAGTTTGTTTAAAGAGGCGTGGAATGGAGCAGATCACGATTCTATCGCCGCCTTGCTGGAATTAGGTGAAGAAGACGACCGACCATTTCGTTCAGATCTCCGCAAGAATTACCCGGACAATCCGACTGAGGAAGACGTATGTGAAGCTGTTCAAAAAATTCTGATAAGGGCAGGTGATTTTAAACCGTTTGGGATGGGGCCGGATATGCCCTCACAATGGAATAACCCAACACCCGTTCTCAGTGTCCGGGCAGTTTCGCACCACGCAGGGGTAGGAGAAGAAGCTGTTAGAGTGGCAATAAGGCGTGGAGCTCTTCGACATGTTGACATCGACGGTTCTTATTTTGTAAGAGTTTCGGACGCAGAGAATTACTACGGTGCATGGGACATAGATAAGTCAGACCGTATCGTGTACGAAATGCGTGAGTGTGGGCGAATGTCAATTCGTGATGGCATCGCATATTTACTGAATCCCCTTGAAAGACCCGTCGATGATTGAAGAACGGCGAATTCTTAGGCGTCCAGAAGTCCAAAGACTTACTGGGCTCTCTTCGGCAAGCATTTACAGACTCATGGATCGGGGTACTTTCCCCAGACCCATGAAACTTGGTGTTCGTGCGGTCGGCTGGGTCGCGGCTGAGATAGAAGCTTGGCTTGAAAGTCGGCAGAGATCGGGTGGATGGAAATAACGAATTGCAAACCTTCCCGTGGGAAGCGAGAGGCTGTTGCGTGATGTGTGGAAATACGAGAAGACGAAGCGCAAGGCTGACGGCCCGTCAAGGAGATATTGACCATAGATTTTTATCTGTGCTGGCACGGGATTGTATACGCTCGCAGGCTAAAATCTGCGAGGAAGCGGCTACCTACCTTTTGGTACTTGAGGGGGATTCTCAAAGTCGCACGGCAGAGGATGAATGCACTACGCCGGAGATCAGGGTTTCCATCGTCGAGGCATCACATGGGAGCGAGGGCCTAATCAAGCCCGATAGTGCAGGCGTGACAATGGGTCTTTCATAGACTCCTCAGTGGCATTAGTCGATTCTATTGTCATGCTTTCCTCCCCCTACCTACTCATTTTCTAAGGATGGGAGGGAGGGTAGTTTGCTTGTACGAGGGGAAAAGATTTTAAGACAACACCGAATAGGAAGTCAGAACTACTCTTCCTCCCTTTTGATTCTCCTGACCCTCGGAGACCTCTGCGAGGATTTTCATTCTAAGGGCCTTCAGCGAGGGGTTGGGTTTTCCTTCAACGGAAAAAGGGGTTTTGAAGATTTTGGCCATTCTTTTCTATCAAAGAACAATTCGATTTGTTTTGCCATTTCTTTGTGGTTAAACCGTATGTCTTCGTAGAGAATTTCTTCTTCTGAATGTCGATCTATTGTTTCCTCTCCAAGAACGATCTTATTAAATTCCCAGTACTCCTGAGGAATAGGAGTTTCCTTAGGCGAGACCCTATCATTTTTAGTCTCCTTTCCCCATGCTTTGACTTTGCCTTCAAAGAGTTTTACAGAAATAAAGTCGTCTAGCCTTCTAAATTGCATAACCCCTTCTATTGAGACTTGAAGAGAATTAAACTTTGGTGAACTCCTAACTAAATCTTCTAATATGTAACACTTTAAATCTTCACAAGTGCAATCAGATGGAGAGAATTTCTCTATCCAAACTTTTCTTAGTGCTCTTAGTGAAGGCTTTATGTAGGGTGTTATAAAAGAGAGGACAGGCCAAGGCATTAGGGGGAAGTGTACCTGCTCCGCCGCTTACTTGTAGGGATTAACTACCTCTTGTAAAATCGAATCATGGACGCAGATGATCTCATTTCCCACATAGAGACGCTACCTGTCGGCGACGGTGATCTCTTGGGAGAACCCTATCGGGTCTTAAAGTATCAGAGAGCGTTTCTTCGGGGAGCGTTCCGTCCTGGGATTATTCGGGCGGGATTCACGCTTGCAAGAGGCGGAGGAAAAACGGGCTTGGCATCTGCAATCGCTCTGTCCGCGTTACTTCCGGATTCTCCATTACATCGAGACGGATTCGAGTGTGCTATCGTTGCAAGTTCTTTTCAGCAGGGAACAATTGCGGGAAATTCTGTTAAAACATCACTCCGCTTGATGGGAAAAGAGTTCGGCAGAGTCGGACATTATCGCGTCAGAGATAGCCAGAATATGTTCGAGATCATAAACAATGAGACTGAATCACGGCTGAAGGTCTATGGTTCAGACTCTAAAAGAGCGCATGGACTTCGCCCGAATCTTTTGCTCTGCGATGAACCAGCGCAATGGGAAATCGGCGGAGAGAAACTTGCGGCGGCTCTTCGGACTGCTCTAGGGAAACGAAAAGGAGCTCGTATGCTCGCTTTCGGAACGAGACCGGACAATGAGTCTCACTGGTTCGAGAGGATGCTTACGGAGAAAGACCCATCCGTTTTCCAGATGGTATTTCAGGCTGATCGGAAAAAGGATCCGTTTGATGAGATTGCCTGGAGAGATGCGAATCCTGCTCTTGATGAGGGTTTTCCGGACATCGAGATATTGAGAGCAGAGGCAAGACTCGCGAGGAACGATCCTGATGAGATGGCAAGTTTCAGGGCCTTGCGACTCAATCAGGGAACATCGGATATTCACAAGGCCTTTCTGATCGATCCAGAGACTTGGAAAGGGGCGGAAGTCATCGAACTTCCTGAAGCGCAGGGGAAATACGCTCTCGGCATCGATCTCGGCGGCGTGGGTGCGTTCACGGCCGCAAGCGCGTATTGGTGGGAAACAGGCCGTCTCGATGGATTTCAGGCGTGTGGCGGCAATCCTGCGTTGCCAGAGAGAGCAAAGACAGATCGAGTCCCAGGCGTTTATGAAAAGATGGAACAGAGGGGAGAACTCCTGGTTCTCGGAGGCAAGGTCGTTCCTATCGATGAGTTTCTAAAGGAATGCGTTCTGCGCTGGGGACCGCCCGCCGCGATAGCGTGTGACAGATGGAGAGAAGGCGAACTCGTTGATGCAGTGAATGCGACGAAACTCCGTCTCCCCTACCCGACTTGGAGAGGTCAGGGGTTCAGAGACGGGAATGAAGATATAAGAGCCTTCAAGACAGAACTGCTTGAGGGTCGAGTATCGGCTCCAGAGAGCCTTGCTATGAGAGCCGCATTCGCCGAGGCGAGAGTAATGCAAGACCCCGCAGGAAACGAGAAACTTGCGAAAAAGTCAGAGGCCGGTCGACGTCAGAGAGGAAGGGACGATCTTGCGAATGCAATTATTCTCGCAGTGGCTGAAGGCTCTCGGAGGCGGCCGAAGTCAAAACCAAGAACGCTTCGTTATGTGAAGGTATGAATGTCAGAAGTCTCTACTACACGCCCCGATGGCACGGACTCCGCAAGAGAGTGAAAGAGCGTGATGGGTTTCGTTGTCAGAAGTGCGGGAAGGCCGGTCGACTCGAAGTCCATCATATCATCTCCGCAAGAGAGCGTCCAGACTTGTTTTTCGATCTCTTAAATCTTGCGACTGTCTGTCGATCCTGTCATATCGAACTTACGAAAAAAGAACGCACAGGCCGCGCTCCAGAGAGCGTTCGCAAGTGGCGCATCTTCCGTGATGAACTCATGGTGTGATTATCATTATAATCACTTTCTTCTCTCGGCTTCTCAGAAGCTCTTAAACTTTGCAATTTGCGGAGTTTCCGCACAGCGTGCGGAGTTTCAAAAAAAGGGTCGACCAGTGGCTGTGATCGACCCTTATCAAAAGGAAGGTTTTTCCCGTCAAGGACGATATAGATAATACCTGATTGAGAATAATTCCCAAATAGTAATTTATAGCAATTGCAGTTATTCTCGAACTAGAAAATCTTTTACCGCGGAGGCAAGGAACAATGACGCTTTTACAAAAGCTAGAGTTGCGGAGAAGCGAGATAAAATCCCGACTGGGAGAACTCGCCGCACTTGAGACACTAGATGATGAGCAGAGATCAGAGAGTGATCGGCTCACGAAAGAGTTCCAGGAAAAGGAAACTCAATACCGCGCCGCTTTAATCGCCGAAGGTGAGAAGGCGCAGACCAAAGAGTTCGGAACAGACGGCGAAGGCGCGGAGATAAGAGCCCTTCGATCCAGAGCTCCACTCAAAGACTACATCATGGCCGCAGTTGAGAAGCGTTCACTCGAAGGCGCAAGCGCAGAACTTAACGATGCGCTCAACGTCAAACGTGTCGGGAATAACGGCGGAATCATCATTCCGTTTTCCGTTTTCACAGAGAGACGTCCAGTTCCGGCCGATCCGGAGAAGAGAGCCTTCACTTCGACATCCGCATATGGCGGCGGCGAAGTTCAAAGACCGATTCTGCAGGAACTTTTCGGCCCCGGGATATTCGACACTCTCGGAGTGAGAGTTGATTCAGTTCCCACAGGCGCAAGCGAGTGGCCGTTAATCACCGGAAATGTTGCTCCCGACCAGAAGAAAGAGGGAACGGCGGCGACTGACGCGACGGCGGCGGCATTCACAGTAGCAACACTGAAACCGAAAAGACTCACGGCCGAGATCGAACTCACGCATGAGCTTATCGCTTCGGTTGTCGGCGTAGAAAATCATTTTCGCATGAATCTGCTCGACGCAATGAAGTCAAAGCAACAGAACATAATCCTTAATGGCACGGCCCCCACAAACAGCAACCCACAGAACATCGAGGGTTTCGTAACGAAGCTCACAGCGGCCGACCTATCGAGCGCAGAAGCAACTGCAGGAGACTACGGAGGCCTTCATGCTTTGGCAGTTGATGGGATTCACGCTTCGAAGGAAACCGAAGTGATGAGTGTTGTCGGCGATGAGACTTACAGACACGCCGCACAGACCTATCTGTCCGGGACAGCCGTTTCGGGATCGCAGTTGCTCAAAGAACGCTCAGCCGGTTGCATGGCAAGTTCTTATATTCCGGATGAGGCGAGCATGAAACAGAACGCGATTCTGCACGCTTCGGGGCCGAACGGTGGAAGCATGAGGGGAGATTCCGTGGCGGCCATGTGGGAAGGCGCAGGACTCGAAGTGATTCGCGACTTCTACAGTAACGCATCGACCGGAATCACGCTCACGGGAATTATTCTCTGGGATGCTTTCGTCGCCCTGCGAACCGGAGCCTATAAGCTCATAGCGATTCAGATAAGTTCGTAAAAACCTTTCCCCTGGCGTGATTCCAAGGGCCACCTTCTCCCTTGGAAGTCTAAAACTCAACCCTTTTGCCCATGCGCCAGGGGAAATTAAAGAACTATGTCAGAGATTGAGTACAGATTTTCAGAGTTGGAAGTTCCCGAGGAAGGTTCTCGAACCCTTCGGGGAACGGTGATGAAATATGGCGATGTTGCCGTTATCAATGGCCGCGCCGAACGATTCACGCCAGGCGCTCTTGAGTTCGATGATGTGATCGTGAACAGACAGCATCAGAGAATAGTTCCACTTGTCCGTTCCGGCCCTGATCTCGAACTCATAGACGGAGAGCGTGAGTTGGTAATGCAAGCGACTCTCCCAGATACAAGAGACGCGGATGATGTTCTCGAACTCGTTCGCAAAAAGATATTGAGAGGCTTATCTATCGAGTTCAGGAGTCTGCAGGAACACGCAGAAAATGGAGTCAGGGTCATTACCAGGGCGCTATTATCGGGAATTGGAGTAGTTGACAGGCCTGCATACCCTTCGAGCGTTGTCGAAGCGAGAGCGCGTTTCGGTTTTATCGGAACAGTTAAGGGATACATACCGAAGGGAAAGAAAGTCGATTGTCGTTGCAAAGACGGATGCGACTCAGCCGTGATCGAGGACGCAGAGTTCTCCGAGACAGTTATCGGGGTCAGAGGAAGTTACGGAGAGGCTTTGGGAAGTGCGCGCAGAGGAACGCTTCGGGTCCGCACTCGCGAGGATGGTTCGGGGTGGGACATCGAACAAGACCTTCCTGACACGACACAGGCACATGATCTCATGGCGAGTTCGAAGTCGACCGAGATATATGCGCGCCCTTTCATGGATGCGCAGAAATCCGAAGTTGTAGTCGAGGGAACAACTGCGACATACAAAAAAGGCATTGTGAGAGCAATCGTTTTTGAGGCAACCGATCAGGCCGAAGGCTGGGAACCTGTCGCATTCGAGGCAGCGAAAAAAGCGTCCGAAGGTCGGGCAAGGAAGGGGATCTGGTGGCTATAACGATAACCGCAGAAACTTTGCATGTGGCGATAGGCGGATCGCTTGAAATTGCTACACGCGTTTTAGAAGTAGCAAAAGAGCGGGTGAATATCACCGCTCCGAACGCCCCAGATCCAATTTGCAACGAGGCGGTAATTCGATATGCCGGTTATCTGGTTCAATCTGATTTCGGCGGCATCCGGAAAGAGGAAATCGGGCCTATGAGTAGAGAGTGGGTAACAAATCACGCTAACGCTTGGAGAAATTCGGGGGCGTATGCCCTACTCTCTCCCTGGGTGATTAGAAGAGCGGGGAGTATCTGATGGGCTTTTTCGACAGATTCAGAAAAGTAGAAAAGAGGGAATCGCAACCCTTCACAGATGCGTTCACTCAAGCAATTTACTCATTGAGTGCAGGGAGTATTCCTGTCGATCCTCGCGCACTCGGAGCTCTCGAAGTCGCAGCGGGATTTTGGGCGAGAGCCTTCGCTTCCGCAAAAGTCACTCCGGAGAATAACATCACGCGTTCCTTAACGCCTTCGGTTCTCGCTCTGATCGGAAGGGAACTCTGCAGGCGTGGAGAGGTGGTGTTCAAAATTGCGGTTTCAGGATCAAAAGTAAGTCTGCTTCCCGCGGGGAGTTGGGACATCGAAGGCGGCCCCGAACCAACATCATGGACTTATCGCATAGATGTTTTCGGAGCATCGATTCACCGGACGGAATTTTCGACTGCTTCAGGACTGCTTCATTTTCGCTACGCTACAGACCCGGGCGTTCCCTGGGTCGGACTCTCTCCGCTCGCCTATGCGAGAGATACAGGGAGACTCGCGGCCGCTCTTGAACTTCGTCTGGGAGAAGAAGCATCCGCAGCCGTGGCGCGAGTAGTTCCGATTCCTTCAGATGGCGGAGACGGCGGAGAAAGCGATCCGCTCATGATGCTGAAGAAAGACATCCGAAACGCAAAGGGAGAAACGCTTTTTGTCGAGACGACTTCGGCCGGTTACGGAGAGGGCCCATCCGCAGCACCACAACAGGACTGGCAACAGAAGCGAATCGGGGCCGATCCGCCCCAGGTGCTTGAGAAGATCAGAAGCGCAGTCGGAGAAACTGTTCTCGCCTGTTGCGGAGTTCCAGTCGAACTCGCAAAACCAGGACAAGGAACTGCCGCTCGCGAGGCCTGGCGGCGGTTTCTACACGCGACTATAGACCCGCTCGGAAGAATCGTTTCTGAAGAGCTCTCCGAAAAGTTCGAGTTCCCCGTCTCCCTTAACTTCGATAGCTTGATGGCAAGTGATATTTCAGGACGTGCTCGGGCGTTTCAAAGCATGGTAGGCGGCGGGATGGATATTACAAAAGCTGCTGCGCTTTCGGGCTTGATGGAAACTGAATTTTAGCTAATCACGCTCACGTAAAGTTGCAATTTCCGCAAGGCGCTTAGCATGCTTTCTTTGTTTAACTTCATCGTCAATTACACTATCTGGCAGAATTATATCCGCATGGTAAGGATTCTCCTCTGACCAAGAAGATTTAACTTCCCGTTCTTCGGTACTTGCTTCTTCAGCCGTCATAACCGCCCAACCATAGAAACCACTAGCCCCACGACCTTTTACTGCTTTATCACAGATTTCAATGAGCTCACTTATCGATGATGGAAGGTCTAACCGGTCAACGGAAACTTTTTCTTTGGCTTTTTTGTCGTAAAAAAGACGATAAGGAATCTTTCGTCGTGCGCGCTTGAGATCTGTTTCTGAAAATATGCGACGGCCAAGTTGTTCTTCTTCTGAGACTTCGGGAGGAATACTCAAGAGTTTACGCCAGAGAGTAGACTTATAGTTCTTCTAAAGCTTTTCTTATAAAACTGTCAGGAAGTTCACGTGTTTCCGATTGCGGATAGCGTTTGTGGCTACTCTCACCATCTACATCAGCTAGACAAAGAACTTCTCCTGTCAAATCACATAATAAAAGAACTGATTTGCCCTTCCCGTTATAAATATCAACGGCAATTGCGCCATCCTGATCTGGATAAACTTCAAAACGACTGGGGAAAATCTTATAGCTCTGTTCTATTAAGAATTCAGCAGTCTCTATTGCTATTCCGGATGGAGTTGGGAGGTTTTCTTGACTTGCCTCTGTAAGAACTTCACTAAGATCATAAAGCGCTGAGTTAAGATCATCGAGTGCTTTGTCAAGACTACCGAGCTTAATATTCCTATAGGGAGAACGCTGATTATTATCTGTAGATAAAAAAGTATTGTATGTAACTATCGTAAATAGAGAGGAAGACGATCCTTCCTTGCTTGGAATTGCAACGCTACCCATAACTGGTATCCCCTTAATCTTTTCTTTTAAGATGATCGGGGGATTCTAGAATTGAAAGAATATTTCCACTTCTTACATTATAAGATGGAAAACCTTCTGGATCCCATAGACCATCGGCACGAACTACTTCAATTACGTCTATCTTCATGCGCAATGTTGACCCATCGGAAAGTTTTATAATGATAGGTCGATCATCGATTTCTTCAATATCAACAACTTCTGCTTCAATAACTTCACCGGTCGGTGATTTTATTCTACGTTTTACCATAACCTCACCCGTGATTAGAATTATTGCAAATCTATAGCATTAAATCAAGCATTTCAACCCTGCTGTTTCTAGAACAGGATAAAAAAGGTGGTATTTAAAGTGATACTGAAATTTTCTATATTCTAAAAAATCCAAACATTTAAGGAAGTTACAATTATTCTCTGGTGGAGGCGCCGGGAATCGAACCCGGGTCCGGAAAAAGTTTCACTAGGCTTCTACATGCTTATCCTGTCTTTTGAATCAGACGGCAAAATCACCGGCAGGCAGGTTTTTTTACCACAGTCCCGAGTAAAATCTCGCTGGCAAACGCCCCGGGAATCGCGTACCAGCCATCCCGCTTGAATTACGCCTCAGAAAGCCCAGCGGGCATGACGTTCTGAGACGTCGCAGTTTTTTTTAGGCTGCGAGTGCGTTA